CACAGTTGTTTTATTTACACCCCTAATGTCAGACACAAGAGTAGCAGCCCTAGCAGACTTGCTTGGGTTATTTTACATTGCTCAAACAGGTATCGTAGCAGCCTACATGGGAGCTACAGCTTACATGGCAGGAAAACCTATGGGCAACAAAGTAGCAATGAAAAAGGATATGCGATAATGGCACGAAAAGCAGTAGGTAATGTGGGTACTCAAGCAAGACCACAAAGTTCTAGTATAATGCAACAACTAAAAAGGTTTAATCTGCACCAAGGCAAAAAAGCAAAACCTGCACCAGGTATTGTTGAAAAGTCTGCAACACCAATTGCCAGAATGCCTAAAGCTGCAAAAACAGATAAACCAAAAAGTGTAGTACCTAGAGGTCCAAAAGGAATAGCACCACCACCACAACAAGATTTTATGAAAAAACGTAGGCAAATGCAACAAAAAATGCCTGGAGGTTTTACGTATGGACGTTCTGCGAGGGGAGCTATGGGTTCACGAGGTAGAGCAAACCCAAAGCAATTTGGTGCACAAACCATGCAGACGCAGCAAGCATTGCCTATGCAAAGACAAGGGCAAATGAGTCTTTTAGGAAGACAGTATTCTAAGGGTGGTCTTCTTAAGTCTGCCAGTAAATTAAGTACAGGTATTAAATCAGGAAAGTAAGCACATGGCATTTAGGTTAAGTCAAAGATCTTTAGATAGACTAGAGGGTGTCCACCCCCATATGACAGCAGTAGTTGAACGAGCCATCCAACTGACAGAGGTAGACTTTGGAGTGACACAGGGTGTCAGAACCTTAGATGAGCAAAAGGCTAACGTAGCTGCAGGAAGATCTCAGACAATGGCTAGTAAGCATTTACTACAAGACGATGGCTTCAGCCATGCTGTAGATGTAGTAGCCTACGTAGGACCAGACGTATCCTGGGAGCTAAACCTGTACGATGATATTTGTGACGCATTCAAGCAAGCAGCAGAAGAAGTTGGTTGCAGTATAAAATGGGGAGCAGCTTGGAGTGAAGGAAGTATAAGATCTTACCCAGGCAGTGCAGAAGATGCTATGATGGCATATGTTGATCTAAGACGCAGCCAGGGACGTAGACCCTTTATCGATGCTCCCCACTTTGAGTTAATGTAGTGGAAATGATAGAGTTTATAATCCAGTGGATAGGCGCACCCCTCGTCTTTGTAGTTTGGTTTCTGTTTATGAAAGCTACCAAGAACGAAAAGGATATAGCAATTTTAAATGCTCAGTATGAAGCTAACAGAGTTTCATACGACAGAGAGATGAAAGAGATGCGAGAAACTATCAAAGCAATATTTAACAAGCTAGATAGTATTGAACAATCCTTGAGAGACAAATGAAGTGGTTAATACTACTCCTCTTTTTATCTGGGTGTGGACTAACATCCCTACTTCCCTTTGGTGGATCTGGTGGACCTACAGTCAACAGCAATGCCCAAATAGGAAAAGAGAATAGGCAATCAGTCCTGTCTGTAGAACAGAGTGAAGAAGTATCTGCAGGTAGAGATGTAATTCAAACAGAAGTACTAAAAGAGGTTGAAACAGGTAGTGTGGAAAACCTAGATATTATAAACACGAACATACCACCCTGGGTTATTTTACTCCTTATTCTAGGTTGGCTCTTGCCAACGCCTACAGAAATTGCTAGAGGTTTTATAAACTTTGTGCTAAGATTGTTTGGACGAAAGGATAACCCCAAGTATGACAGGTACAAAACATGAGTATACCTGAACGAGTCAAAAACAAAATGAAAGCTGTTGGCCTAAAAGGTGTCAACAAACCTCAACGTTTAAGTGACAGCAGTGGCAAGTCACATCATGTTATGGCATCTGAAGGGGGTAAATATAAATATATTAAGTTTGGTCAGAAGGGTGTAAAAACCAATCAGACTGCAGGACAGAGAGAGGCGTTTAAGTCTCGCCACGCAAAGAACATATCAAAGGGTAAAATGTCTGCAGCATACTGGGCTGATAAAGTAAAGTGGAGTCCCTCCAAAACAAAATCACCTTCTAAGAAATGGAAAAAAGGATCGTAAGATAATGAACAAAAAACAAATCGTAGTATTCACAGCATGGATAGGTTTTGCTTCCTTACTAGCAGCAACAACATCTTATGCCAAAGATTTTTCTGTAGCAGGACAAACACTGTCTCTTGGTGCAGACACAGACATTAATTACACAACTGGTTCAGAAGACTGGGAATGGGAAATGACACCATCAGCAGGTTTGTCTGCTATGGGTATTGGCCTAACTATGTCTACTGACATTGATATGCTGACTCTTGACGAAGGAGATATCTTTCAAGGTCTAGACTTTACAGCAGACTACACAGTTCCAAGCACAAACATTAGCTTGTACACTGAAGTATCTACAGATGCTGACCTAGAATTTGGTGACGTAACTGTAGGGGCTACAGTCAGCTTCTAATGTGGATAGCATTTATGCTCCTCTGTACTGGACCTTCTGCGTTAACTTGCGAGGTCATGGCTAAAACAGAATCAACGTTTGTTACAGAGGAAGCATGTATTCAAGAGGCATTAGTAGTAGCCAGATATTTTCAGAGCCAGGGGTATCTAGCAATACCAGAATGTAAAAAAATTAAGGTAGGATTGGGTGTGTAATGTCTACAGTAGAAAAAGTATCAGGGGGCTATCGTTACGGTAAAACTGGAAAAGTTTACAAAAGACGTATCGATGCTGTAAAAGCAGGTGAAAAAGCCAAAGCTAAAAAAAGCAGCACAGGTCACTCTAAAGGTGGGATGACAAAGAAGAAGACCACTGGTATGTCTACAGGTGGATCTACTAGTAAAGTTAACGAGTCAGGTAATTATACTCAGCCCACAAAAAGAGAAAATATGTTTAAAAGAATAAAAGCAGGAGGTAAAGGCGGTAAGCCTGGTCAGTGGTCTGCTCGTAAAGCTCAGATGTTAGCCAAGCAGTATAAAGCTGCAGGAGGAGGATATAAATCATGAAAAGATATTTAAAAAGATTGTGGTGTGCAATTATCAATCGTAAGTGTCACCCAGAATGTGACTGCTGTTAAGAAATGAAAGCACCTCAGAAATCGTTGAAGGATTGGGGGAAACAGAAGTGGAGAACTTCTGATGGATCTCCCTCTAAGGGTAAGAAGAGGTACTTGCCCGACAAGGCTTGGAAAGCTTTAAGTCCTGGAGAAAAGGCTGCTACTAACAAAGCCAAGGCTGCAGGAAATAAAAAAGGAAAGCAGTTTGTTGCACAGCCTAAAAAAGTAGCAAAGAAAGTTAAACCATATAGAGCTAGTAAGGGAGGTCTAGCTAGAAAGAAAAAATAGAATGCCATTTCTTACTAGCAGCATCCCATACTTCAAAGCATGGGTACGAAGAGAATACACAAAGAACCTAGAGGAATACGAGGGTGAGTTCTTACACGCAATGGTCATAGGTGTGACCACCATGCCAAATAGAACCCTGAGTTTCCAAGTTATATTTACAGGTTGCGAGTCAGACTTTGATGACTCAGAGAATATACATGGTGGTGCAATGTGGGCAAGGATGCCTCTTACAGCACTCGTGGCAGATACCCCCCTTGAGGCTTGGCCTACACAGCTACCACCATACTTAGCACAACCCTGGGATTGTATGTCTCATACACACTCAGTATACAAATTAGAAAGAGCTTCACCTGCTCCCTGGATAGCAAAGGTTGATGGTGAGTTCTATCCTGCAAAGTATTACTTCACTGTAGACTACACAGACAACGAAGTAGCAGACGATCCTGCTCAACATAAACAGTCTCATGTCTTAGAGTTGTTAGACGCAGGAGAATACACAGGTAACATTGTTGCGTTGCCCAATAATAGAGTGAGAGTAACTCACCCTGCTTGGTTTGAAACTGGACAAGGTGCTCCAGACTTTAAACCTAATCAGCACATATATAACTCAAAAGAAGACGTAGACTATGTATGGGATACGCAACGAGTCTTTAACAATTTGTATAGTGAGGAAGAACAATGAAAAAGATAAAGAAAAAAGGTTACTCTAAAGGTGGAGCTAACATGAAGAAAAAAGGCTACGCAATGGGTGGAGCCAATATGAAAAAGAAGGGCTACTCTAAGGGTGGTGCTAACATGAAGAAAAAGGGTTATGCAGCAGGTGGCTTGAAAGCTCCTGGCTCAGGTAACACAGGTCTTAAGAAACTACCTAAAGAAGTTCGTAACAACATGGGTTACATGAACAAGGGTGGAATGCCTAAAAAGAAAAAAGGTTATGCCAAGGGTGGCATGAATGACATGCGTAAGACAGGGATGTTTTATGGTGGCATGACTAAAAAGGGTAAGAAATGAAAATAGAAGATAACAAAGTAATAGATCAGTATGGTGCTGTTCTAGCTGAGTATATTCGTGGGGAGTGGCATACTAAAGACCCTGCAGTTTTAGAGTTTGTTATGAGTGAGGATAAACCTGAAAAGAAAAGAGTTCGTGCCAGAGATGAGAAGGGTAGGCTTAAAGCTGATGATCCTTCTACTCCTAATATTAACGAAGCTTGGATGCCAGAAGCATAACAGGGTTGCAAATTTGTCACTAGTATAGTATAACTACTAACATATAACTATCCTTGCCTAGTTAGGGCTAACACAACAAAAGGGTAGTTACATGTTTAAAAGAATGTTCAACAGAATAGTAGAAGCAAGAACAGAGTCAGCAAGACGTAAGATTGCACGTATACAACTTAACAGAATGACTGACAGAGAACTAAAAGATTTAGGTATCGGTAGGCACGATATAGAAAGAGCTATACTCTACGGTAAATCTATCTGAAAGAAACAAATAATTTTATTGATGATAGTAGGAGTACTTTGGGAGGAGGCTCGTGGACCCAGTAACAATAATTTCAGGGGCTTCTATAGCCTTCAACGCCTTGAAGAAAGGTTTTCAGGTGGGAAAGGATCTCAATGATATGAGTTCCCAACTGACGCAGTGGGCAGGTCATATGGCTGATTTAGGTCAGGCTGAGAAACAAAATAAGAACCCTCCCTGGTGGAAAGCTCTAAATGGACAGTCGATAGAAAGTGAAGCCTTGGCTATTTTCACTGCGAAGAAAAAAGCAGAATCCATGCGTCAGGAGCTAAAAGACTGGATTAGTTTTAGCATGGGGCCATCAGCCTGGGATGAGCTTGTAGCCACTGAGGGTAGAATTAGAAAACAAAAAAGAGATCAAGAGTATCGTAAAGCAGAAATACAAGAAGCAATAGTAACCTGGGGTATTACAGGTATTCTTCTTGTATCAGCAATTGGTATTCTTGTCCTCGTAGCATATATGGTGAAGAATGGCTAGACAACTTACAGAAAAACAACAAAAGTTTCTTGATGTCCTTTTTGAGGAAGCAAAGGGTGATCCTGTTCAGGCTAAGAAACTAGCAGGTTATGCTGATGCTGTATCATCAACAAGTATTGTTAATGTGTTGACAGATGAGATTGCAGACCTTACAAAGAAGTTTATAGCACAATCTTCAACTAAGGCTGCGTACACTATGTTTTCTGTTATGGCTGATCCTACTGATCTAGGTGTAAAAGAAAAGATGTTAGCAGCTAAAGATATTTTAGATCGTGCAGGTTTTACTAAAACAGATAAGGTAGAAGTAAAAGCTACAGAGCCTTTATTTATTTTACCTGCGAAAGAAGATGAGTAAAAGAGCTTCAAAGGCATTACATCCAACTAACATTGATTGGCACATACCTTTAAGAGGAGAACAAGGGGAATGGTATCCTTTAATAAGGGTGGGGAGACACGTACCCTTTGGGTACAAACAAGACGAAAAAGATGAAATGCTTTTAGTACCAATTCCTGAAGAACTTGAATTATTAGAAAAAGCTAAGTTGTTCTTAAAAGATTATAGTCTAAGGCAAGTAGCTAAGTGGTTATCAGATAATTCTGGTAGGTATATTTCTCATGTAGGACTTGACAAACGTGTCAGAATGGAAGAAAAAAGAAGAAGAGCATCTTCAAACTATCGACAGTATGCCAAAAAATATAAAGAGGCGGCAAGGAAGTCGAAGAAGATTGAAGAAAAAAGAGTTGGTGGTAGAAACACCAGAAGTCTTGACCCAGATGAGGACTACATCAAACTCGAAAGAGGGGAGTGCTGTCCCTTCTGTGGTCAAACAAGAAGTAATATTTCAACCTAACCCAGGTCCACAGACTAGGTTTTTAGCTGCGACAGAACAAGAAGTACTATATGGAGGAGCAGCAGGGGGTGGAAAGAGCTATAGCTTAGTTGCTGATCCAGTTAGATATTTTAGTAATCCACATGCACGAATGCTTCTTGTACGTAGATCAACAGAAGAACTCAGAGAACTCATATCAGTAAGCAAGCAACTTTATCCACAGGCTGTTCCTGGTATAAGGTTCATGGAAAGAGATAAGACTTGGGTAGCCCCTAATGGTGCAACTCTCTGGATGTCATACCTCGACAGAGATGATGACGTTATGAGATACCAAGGACAAGCTTTTAACTGGATAGGGTTTGACGAATTAACTCAGTGGCCTTCAAGTTATGCCTGGTCATACATGCGTTCAAGGTTACGTAGCACAAAAGCCAGTGGTCTACCTCTTTACATGAGGGCAACGAGTAACCCAGGAGGACCAGGGCATCAGTGGGTAAAACGACACTTTATAGACCCTAACACTCCAGATCAATCTTTTTGGGCTACTGATGAAAATGGTGAAGTAATCTGTTGGCCTAAAGGACACACAAGAGAGGGTGAACCTTTATTTAAAAGAAAGTTTATTCCTGCTACGTTATTTGATAATCCCTATCTATCTGAAGATGGGATGTACGAGGCAAATCTTTTATCCCTACCAGAACATCAGAGAAGACAACTCCTTCAAGGTGACTGGGATATAAACGAGGGTGCAGCCTTTCCAGAGTTTAACAGACGTATCCACGTTATTGACCCATACGATATACCTAGTAACTGGACAAGATTTAGAGCTTGTGATTATGGGTATGGTTCTCACACTGGTGTAGTCTGGATAGCAGTTGTCCCAGGATCTGAACAGCTAATTGTGTACAGAGAGTTATATGTATCTAAGATAATAGCCACTGATTTGGCTGACATGATCCTGGACATAGAAAGTGGAGAAAAGATAAAGTATGGTGTGCTTGACTCTTCTCTTTGGCATAAACGAGGAGATACTGGTCCTAGTTTAGCAGAGCAAATGATTATCAAAGGTTGTAGATGGAAACCTGCAGATAGGTCAAAAGGATCTCGTGTAGCAGGTAAGAATGAAATTCATAGAAGACTACAGGTAGATGAGTTTACAGACGAACCAAGGCTTGTTATATTTTCTAATTGCGTTAATACTATATCTCAGCTTCCCTCTATTCCTTTAGACAAAAGAAATCCTGAAGACGTAGACACAAATTCAGAAGATCACTTGTATGATGCTCTAAGGTATGGTGTAATGACAAGACCAAGAAGCAACATATTTGATTTTGATCCTGTATCACAACGAACAGGTTTTCAAGCTTCAGACCCAACATTCGGATATTAAGGAATACTTATGGAAGAAGATGACATTATTGGAGGTGACGAATTATATATAGATGATTCAGATTCCTCATTTGTAGAAGATAAAAAAAGTAATGAAAAACTAGACGATCCATCTGTCGGTTCAGTAGTTGGTTTTGTTAAAGGAAAGTACTCTACAGCAGAAAAAGCTAGGTATTCTGATGAACAACGTTGGATAAAGTCTTATCAAAACTATAGGGGTATCTATGGACCTGATGTTCAGTTTACCTCCACTGAAAGATCTAGAATATTTATTAAAGTTACTAAGACTAAAGTTCTTGCAGCTTATGGTCAAATTGTAGACGTTCTTTTTGGTTCTAACAAATTTCCTATTGGTATTAACCCAACTATTATACCTGAAGGTGTTGCAGAGTCTGTTCACTTTGAAACAAATGATCAAGCAAGAAAAGCTAATGAAGAGTTAGGGGTTTCAGAAGAAGATCAAAAACTTCTCCCAGGCGAAACTATTATTGATTTACAAGAACGTCTTGCAGGTATGAAGCAAAAGTTAGAGCCTGTAATTGATCTTTTACAAGAAGGACCAGGTTCTACTCCATCACAAGTTACTTTCCATCCTGCTCTTGTAGCAGCTAAGAAAATGGAAAAGAAAATTCATGACCAACTAGAAGAATCAAATGCTAGGAAGCAGCTACGTACTGCAGCTTTTGAAACTGCTTTATTTGGCACTGGTGTTATGAAAGGTCCGTTTGCCGTTGATAAAGAGTACCCAAACTGGGACGAAGATGGTAATTACTCTCCTGTGTACAAGACAATACCACAGACTTCTTCAGTAAGTATTTGGAATTTTTATCCTGATCCTGATGCTAATAACATGGATGAAGCAGAGTACGTAATTGAAAGACATAAGATGTCTCGTTCTCAGATTAGATCACTTAAGAACAGACCTTACTTTCGTTCTAATGCTATTGATACTGCTGTAGAAATTGGTGAGTCCTACTCAAAAGAATGGTGGGAGCAAGTCATGGAGGATGCAGACCAGGAAACAAAAGCAGAACGTTTTAACGTCCTTGAGTTTTGGGGTTATGTAGACACAGACATTCTAAAAGATCATGATGTAGAAATTCCAAAAGAATTAAAAGACAAAGATCAAGTGTCAGTTAATATCTGGGTTTGTAATGACCAAGTTTTACGTCTTGTAATGAATCCTTTTACCCCTGCTATCCTTCCATATTATGCTGTACCATATGAAGTAAATCCTTATAGCTTCTTTGGGGTGGGTATAGCTGAAAATATGGATGACACTCAAACCCTCATGAATGGTATGATGAGGATGTCGGTGGACAATGCTGCATTATCGGGTAACTTGTTAGTAGAAATAGATGAAACAAACTTGGCTCCAGGTCAAGACTTATCTATGTACCCTGGCAAAGTCCTACGCAGAATGGGGGGTGCACCTGGACAGAGCATTTTCGGAACCAAGTTCCCCAATGTATCTAACGAGAACATGCAGATGTTCGATAAAGCAAGGGTATTAGCAGATGAATCAACTGGCTTTCCATCTTTCGCACATGGTCAAACAGGCGTTAGTGGTGTGGGCCGTACTGCTTCTGGTATTTCTATGCTTATGTCTGCTGCCAATGGCAGCATTAGGACTGTCGTAAAAAACGTAGATGACTATCTACTTGGTCCTTTAGGTAAAGCATTCTTTAGCTTTAACATGCAGTTTGACTTTGATCCTGAGATCAAGGGTGACTTAGAGGTTAAAGCAGAAGGTACAGAGAGTTTAATGGCTAACGAGGTTCGTAGCCAAAGGCTTATGCAGTTTCTTGGTGTAGTACAGAATCCTGCACTTGCACCATTTGCAAAAATGGATTATATTATCAGAGAGATTGCAAAGTCTATGGATCTTGACCCTGATAAAGTAGCAAACTCAATGAGTGACGCAGCAATTCAAGCTGAAATACTTAAAAAGTTTCAAGCACAAAATCCACCTCCTGAAGTTGCGCAAGGTGCACCTGCACCTCAAGGTGCTCCACAGCAACCTCCTGCAGGAGCACAGGTCCAAGATACTCAAGGTTCTGGAGGAGGACAGGTTGGCACAGGAACAGCACCTCTACCAGGAGAGCAGGGTTTTACAGGTAATGTAGGACAAGCACAAGCATGAATTTAAAACCACTTGTAAACGACAACAATTTATGGAACTCGTTTAACGAAGAAATAGATCGAAGACTTAACTACGTTCATATTCAAATGGAACAAACGATAAAGCAAGATGACTTATTTAGACTACAAGGTGAAGCAAGAGCATTTCGTAGATTAAAACTTTTGAGAGATGAAGTGAATGGACCAAAACCAGATTAGTGCTCAAATGGAAATGTTTGGTTACACTGCTGAAGGAGCACAGCAGGAAGCTGACAAGTTTGTAGGAGAGGCAGGAAACTTAGAGGAGGATATATCTAAGGCTGCATCTTTTATAGTTCCATTCTACGACTCAGGTGTAAACATAGCAAACGTTGCACAGGAGTACATGAAACCTGAACAGGAACGTGACTACGACTACATAAAAAGTCAGTTTACAGAAGCAGGTCAGAGTGCTGCAATAGAAGGTGGTCTACTTCTTATGGGTGGTGTTGCAGGTAAATACGGAGCCAAAGGTATCAAGGCTCTAGCTGATAAAGTAAAACAGTACGAGATAGATCCTACAGCAATGTCAGCATTTGGTGCAGGAGCTATCAGGAAAAAACAACGTTTTACACTAGATGATTTTGGGTACAAAGAAGACAATCCAGTAACTGAAGGTGTTGGAAAATCTGCAGAGGATTGGCTTTCTGAAAATATAGAATATGCCAACAAATCAAAAAATCTTCTAGATGGGGCAACCACAGCTTTTTTAGGAACTAATAAAGATAAACCTCTTTTTTTAGATACTGATCTTGTCTTTTCTTTAAAAGGAGCTAGAGATGAAGTTAGAAAAAAAGGAGATCCTCAGTACGACAGACTTAAAGAAACTGTAGATAAAGAAGGTTTTGACCCTAATCAAACTATTCTAATAGAGGTAAACCATAAAGGTGAAGCTTATATAGTAGAGGGAAACACTAGAGCAGCATTAGCAAAAGAGTTAGATGTTCCAAATATTAAAGCTGAAATTAGATATAAGAATGGGGCAGAGTTAGTAGACAGTCCTTTTTCTCCACAGAATATTATAGAGAAATCTTCTAAGATTAGTTACCCAGAAGCCCTAGCTATTAGTAAAAAGTTTGATGATGTAAATGTTCCTACTATAGAGGCAGCAGGTCTTACAGACGAAGCTATTGAAACATGGCGTAGTAAGAATGAGACACCTAAAGAATTTAGAGATTCTCTAAAAGGTAGAAATCCTGAATTACAAGCTCAAGCAAAACGTTTAGGCATAGCACAAAAGTTTGAACAGGGTGTTGGGGGTAGAGTTGCTTCTGGTATTTCTAATGTTGTAAGAGATACATATAGAAAACTAGCTGACGAATTAAGACCAATACGTAAAGTAAATAAAGTTCCTAAACCTGCTACCAATAAAGAAATTGTTAGTGCTCTTAACAGCCGACAAAGAACAAGCCCTATTATAGGTTTAAATCATGAGATACTAGAAAAAGATATTGTTGACGTAAGATTAAATATACCTGCTTATACTGATTATGATGTATGGATTCCAACAATTACACACAATAAAAAAGAAAAGTATAAAGCTGCTGTAAGAATACAAAATGTAAAATTTATACAGCCTGATTCTAGTGGTGTAAGAAAAGCACAAAGAGTTGCTCAAGGTGGTGAAAAGAGTCCATTTGCAGTTATGACAGGCGAATATGTAGAGGGTACTGATGATGAACTTTTTACTATGTCAAAAGAAGTTTTTGATAGTAGTGAGTGGACACAAGTAGGATATGACCCAATAAAAAGAGGTTTCTTTTATGACAGAGAAACTGGACAAGCAATCCTAGAAGCAGATGAAGTAATTCAGGTAGGACATTTGGTCTTAGCAAAAAACGCAAAGAAGTCAGACCCAGATGTTTTTCCTTTTAACAAAGGTGGTGTAGCAATGAACGAACAAATGGAAATGGCATTCATGCAGCAGGGTGGTATTAAAGATGATGGTATGAACAAAGATCCTGTCTCAGGTAATCCAATTCCTCCTGGCTCTATGGCTAGTGAAGTTCGTGACGATATTCCTGCTATGTTATCTGAGGGTGAGTACGTAGTTCCTGCTGATGTTCTTAGGTTCTATGGAGTCAACTTCTTTGAAGACTTACGCAACAAAGCAAAGTCTGGGTTGCAGAATATGGAGAAGAATGGTAGAATAGGTGGTGAACCACTTAGCCAACAACAAGTACAACAGAACATGGGTAACGTTCCTGTACAAGCAAACACAGGTATTTTAGCAGGTCAGAATACTGGAACGGTTGGATTTAGTACTATGCAACCTGCAGGAAGTGATGCCCCATCGGTCACAACATTTAAGACTTGGGTTCATGCACAGACTGGTGAGCAAAAAATAATTGAGTATATCAATGGTAAACCCAAAACAGAGGAACCAGAGAGTCCTCCTTTTTACGAGTTTGGTTCTGCTTCTTTAAAAAAAGCACAGACGCAGATTAAAGTTGATGATGATAACGATGATCCTAAAACAACTGAAAAACCAGATCCAAATGCTTGGATGGATGGTATAGACTTTTCAGATGCTTCTGCCATGAATGCAAAAGTAGATGAAGTACTTGGTTTAAGTATGGGTGAAAAAGGTACTCTAGGTGCTGCAGGAATGGTTGCAGGATTACCTGGAATGGCTATTGGTAAAACTCTTGTAGACGGTAACTCAATTTCAACTGCAAGAGCATTGGAGCTATATACTCGTAATAGTCTTAAAGATACTAATACTGCAGACAAAATGAAATCTAAAATTGATGATGCTCTTGAAAAAAACAAAATATTAGGTTGGCTAGATAAATCATTTCCTGGTTTAATGCCTGGAACTCAAAGATACGAAAGTATTATAAACAAAGTAGGAGATCTTACTTCTACTACTACTACTCCATACGTAGCTCAAACCCCAGAGGGACAAGCTGCAGTAGATGCTATTGTTAGAGAAGGAGCAGATAGAGATCCTTCAGATAAAATAGCTGCTAAAGTAGGATCAGATGCAGGAGATGGTATGGTTTGGGTAGTAGGTGACAACACAAATGCTTTTGTAAGAGTCAGACCAGATGACCCTAAAGCTAAAGGTCAAGTGGCAGCACTTCAAGGTTACGAAGAATAATCCATATAATAATAAGGCTACCCAGGAATGGTTCCTGGCCCCAACATAAGGAGAACTTAAATGCCTGAATTAGCAGAAGTAGAAACACCCAAGACAGCAGGTTTTGTTGATCGTGGGTTTAACTACGCAAAGAAACAAAAACGAATAGAAGATGAAGAGGCAGAGATTGCCAAGCTAGAAGCAGAGGCTCGTGGTGAAGAAACTACTGAAAGTGAACCCAGTGGCAAAGATACTGATGACACCCAAGTACAAGCCACAGACGATTCCAAACAAGAAGAAACCAAAGAGACACAACAAGCACAAGAAGACGATAGTAGCTTAAGTGCTGAAGAGAAGTCTTTTAAGAAACGTTATGGTGACTTGCGTAGACATATGCAAGACAAAGAGAAAGAGTGGAATCAACGATTAGAAACTCTTGAAAATCGTAAAGCAACAGATGCTGTTGTTCCTCCTAAGTCTGATGAAGATATTAAAGAGTGGGCAAAAAAATACCCAGACGTAGCAGGTATCGTTGAAAAGATAGCATCTGAAAAAGCAAAGCAAATGTTCAGCAAGGCTGAGTCACGTCTAAAAGAGTTAGATGATGCCCATACTGAGGCTTTACGAATGAAAGCAGAGAATGTTATTCGTAAGTCTCATGATGATTTTGATGATTTACGTCAATCAGATGAGTTTCACACCTGGGTAGAAGAACAACCTAAGTGGGTTAAGGATGCACTGTACGAAAATTCTGATGATCCTGCTTCTGTTATTCGTGTGATTGATCTTTACAAAGTTGATAATGGTATGAGTCCTGCTGCAAGACGAGATAATCGTAAGGCTGCAGCATCTACTGTTACAAAGGGAACTCGTGCTTCTATTGATGCCAAGGGTGTGTCAGGACAAATTAAAGAGTCTGACGTAGCTAAGATGTCAAATAAGGAGTTTGAGGAACGTCAGGACGAAATTACCGAATCAATGAAAAACGGTAAGTTTGTTTACGATGTGTCTGGTGCAGCCAGATAAATAGTTGACACTTAGGTTGTCTTCTATATAACTACATGTATCTGAGTAAAGCCCCCTATATGGACTACCTTTACTGATACTATTTCACTAAAAAGTCTAAACTATAAAGAACTACCTGGACAAGTATAGGCCCAGTAGTATTTGGTTGCGCAACTGAATGCTATCTGCACCCTAGAAAACGTACAGCCTCTTTCAGATGTTTAAGCTTTCTTCATAAGCCTAATATCATGAAAGGATTTAATCATGGCTTTTCAAACAGCAGGAGGTTACGGAAATCTTCCCAATGGGAACTTTTCCAGTGTAATCTACTCCAAAAAGGTACAGCTTGCTTTTCGCAAGAGTACTGTAGTAGGAGACATAACTAACTCTGATTATTTCGGAGATATCAGTGCCCAAGGTGACACTGTTAAAATTATCAAGGAACCTGAAATTTCTGTGTCGGCTTATGCCAGAGGTACACAAGTTTCAGCACAAGACCTTGATGATGAAGACTTTTCTCTAGTCGTAGATAAAGCCAACTACTATGCTTTTAAGATCGACGATATAGAAGAGGCGCATAGTCATGCGAATTTCATGCAACTTGCAACAGATCGTGCAGCATACCGTTTAGCTGATCAGCATGACCAAGAAGTACTTGGTTATCTATCAGGTTATAAACAGTCTGCTTTACATTCTGATGCTGACACAGTTAACACAACCGTAAATGGTTCAAAAGCTGTATCAACAGCAGGTTCTGACGAATTGTTGACATCAATGAAACTACGTAAAGATTCATTTGGCAACATTACAACTAGCTCTGCAGGAGATCATTCGATCCCAGTAGCAGCACGTCTACCAGGTGCGACAGCACTACCAACAGCAACCGTTTCTCCTGCGATGATTATATCACGTATGAAACGTTTGATGGACCAACAACAAGTTGATTCACAAGGTAGGTGGCTCGTAGTTGACCCTGTATTCATGGAAATATTATCAGACGAGGACTCACGGTTCTTGAATGGTGATTATGGTGAGTCAGGTGCTCTACGTAATGGTCTAGTACTGAACAACATGCACGGTTTCAGAATGTATGTTTCATCAAACCTTCCTGCAGTAGGCACAGGTTCTGGAACAACAGGTTCAGCAAACCAAAACGCCAATTTTGGTGTGATTGTTGGTGGACATGATTCTGCTGTAGCAACTGCAGAGCAGATCAGCAAGACTGAAACTTACCGTGACCCTGACAGCTTTGCTGACATTGTTCGTGGTATGCACCTATACGGCAGGAAGATTCTTCGTCCAGAAGCAATCGTAACTGCTAAATATAACGCAGCATAAGGGGAGATTGAATTATGGCTTTAGGTGATAATACACTTCAATCTGCAAGGGGAGCCAATGCTAACCCAGGTAGAAAACCCTACATGGTTCAAACTGTTTTGAATCTAGCAACTGCTTTGTCTGACAAAGGTTCTGCTCTTGCAGCTTCTGATGTCGTTCCAGTAATTGCTGTCAAAAAAGGAACTATGATTCTTAATGCAGGTATGGAAGTTGATACAGCTTCTGACGGTTCTACATTAACTCTAGATCTAGGAACAGGGGCTGATGCTGACTGTTTTGTAGATGGATTTGATGGAACATCTGCAGCAGGAGTCGTTACTCAGAACCCTGCAGCATTCCAACCATTAATGGCTGTAGCTGATGATAACATCGACATGACAATTGCAACATTGTCTGGTGGTGCTGTTAGCACAGGCAAGATCCGAATTTGGGCATGGATGATGGATTGCACAGATATAGGTAATGACGGTACTGCTAATGAAGTAGATCGTGATGCACTTGCATAAGTAAAACTTTAGGGGCAGGGAGACTTGCCCCTTTAGCATACCCAAAGGATTTTTGTAATGGCTACATTTGTTGCACTCACTAACGAGTTGCTTGTAAGACTTAATGAAGTAACCCTAGCTACTACTGGGGATGGATTTGCTTCAGTAAGAAGTGTGCAAGCTTTAGCTAAACAAGCAATAAATAACTCTATTAGAAATATCTTACAGACAGGCCAAGAGTGGCCTTTTCTTAAAACAACACAAACACAGACATTAATAGCAGGGACGAGACAATATTCTTTTCCTACTGATTACTCTAGGGCTGACTGGCAAACCTTCTACATTAAAAAACTTACTTCTGTAGACAACACACCAATGCACTTACCTTCTATTAGTTATGAAGAGTATACCCAAAAGTACAGGCATTTTGATGACACAGGAGATCAAACAGGTATTTCTTCTCCAACACTAGTTTATCAAACAAACGAAGAAAAATTTGGGGTCACACCTATTCCTGATAACACATATCAGATAGAATATATCTATTGGTTTTTTCCTGCAGACTTAGTAGATTTTAATGACTTAGCTGTTATTCCTAACAGATTTAAACATGTGATTATTGATGGTGCTATGATGTACATGATGAGGTTTAGATCTAATGAACAGAGTGCTGCAATGCACCAAAGCAATTTTGATGATGGTATAAAAACAATGAGGCGAGTTCTTGTTGATGAACCCCTCAGAGTAAGATCAACAGTAGTTGATAGAGTTACTTCCTCTAACCAAGTCTTAGGTAGAGTAATGTAGTATGGCAGACAATCTAGGCTCATTTAAAGTTTTTGCTCAAGGTGGGCTGAACCTCAATCGTGATGTTCTTTCACAAGGGGAAACTCAACCTGGATCAGCTACAACACTTATAAACTACGAGACTGCTGTTACTGGTGGTTACAGACGTGTGAGTGGTTTTACTAATGCGTATGGTACAGTCACAGGAACAGGAAGTGTCCTTGGGGTAGCAGTAGCAAATGGGATCAACGATGGTATTCTAGCTGCTCGTAAACCTTCTAGTGGAAATAACTACTTACATAAATGGAATAACTCTAGCTCATCCTGGGATGCAGTAACGACTTCTGGTTCTCCTACAATGGTAGGTGTAACTAAGGTTAGATTCACAAGGTACAACTTTGGTAGCCCAAAAGTTATTCTTACAGATGGTATCAACCCTGCAGCTACCTATGATGGTACAACCTACACTCAGATTACTCACTCTGATGCCCCTACAGACCCTAAGTTTGCAGAAGTATTTCACAACCATATGTTCTTAGCAGGTGATCCTGCAGAAAATACTAACCTGTACTTTAGTGCTCCTAACGCAGAAACAGACTATGCTTCAGGAAATGGTGCAGGAGTTATTAATGTAGGATTTCCTATTGTAGCTATCAAACCTTTTCGTGATGCCTTATTTATTTTTGGTATCAACAACATAAAAAGATTAGTAGGTAGGAACTCAACCAACTTTGTACTCGAACATGTAACTAATGACCTTGGTTGTCTAGCTTCAGATAGTGTAGTTGAAATTGGTGGGGATCTACTCTTCTTATCTCAGGATGGTATTAGACCTATATCAGGTACAAACAAAATTGGTGACGTTCAGCTTGAGTCTCTATCTAAAAATATTCAGTCTTTGTTTACTGATGTTATTCTTGAAGAAGACCTAGATGCGTTATCATCTGTTGTTGTACGAAACAAATCTCAGTTCAGAATATTCTATGACGTAGATAATGCTAACGGTCTTATTGGTGGGTTACGTCTAGGACAACAGGGTGGAATTGGTTTTGAGTTTGGTCAACTACTAGGCATCGAAGTGACTTGTGCAGACAGTGGATACATAGGTCAATTTGAGTTTGTAGTACATGGGGATAAAAGTGGTAAAGTCCACAGACAGGAACAAGGGAATAATTTTGGTGGAAACAATATTGTAAGTGTCTACCAAACACCATTCTTGCACATGCAAGATCCAGAGCAACGTAAGATTATACATACTGTTGCTACTTACCTTAGATCAGAAGGTGATAACGAGATCATAATGTCAGTCGTGTATGACTATGATGATAACACCATTCTTAATCCAACTAACTTTGCTTTGACTACTGAGGGTGCTGCTGCATTCTACAACGAAGCCATCTTTAATACGACAGCTATCTTTGATGGTAATCCTTCACCAGTGCAAAGGGTGAATGTTTCAGGGTCAGGCAAATCAGTTTCTTTTAGATATGTAACTAACGACACAAATGCTGCACACAGTATCCAAGGTATTGTTGTAACGTTTGGAGTGGGGGATAGATTATAAATGGCAGGTTATACAAGACAGAGTGCTGCTGATATTGTTGCAAGTGCAGTTATTAAAGCTGCTCCAATAGATGCAGAATTTCAACAAATACTAGCAGCATTTAATGCAAGCACAGGACACAAGCATGATGGGACAACTACAGGTGAGGGTGCTTATGTCCCACTTATTGCTGACTCAGATGCTCTTAACAAAGTTTGCATAGATACTTCTAACAATCACATCAGATTTTTTACTGAGGTTTCTGCTGCTGCAGTAGAGCAAGTACGTATTCAAGATGGTGCGATTGTTCCTATTACTACAAATGATGTGGACTTTGGAACGTCTAGCTTAAAATTCAAAGATATTCACCTCGCAGGGAATGGAACTGTTGGAGGTACGTTTGGTGTCACTGGTAATGTTACCCTTGGTGGTACTCTTGGTATAACTGGTGTTACAACATTTTCTGATACTGTTTGTGTTCCTGGCTTTAAAGCTACAGGGACTTCAACACTATCAACAGTAGATATAAATGCAGGTGCAATTGATAACACAGCAATTGGTGCTACGACTGCTGCTGCAGGTGCATTCACAACTGTCTCTACTACAGGTCAGGGTACGTTTGCTTCAGTAGATATAAATGCAGGTAACATTGATGGGACTACTATTGGTGCATCTACAGCTTGTCCTGGTACTTTTTCAAGTCTTACTGCAACAACTGCAAACATTGATGGTGGGACAATTGATGGTACAGTAATAGGTAGTTCTTCAAGTGCTGCAGGTACGTTTACTGATCTTACTTCTTCAGGTACATCTACTCATGCTACTGTAGATATTAATGGGGGAGCTATTGATGGCACTACAATAGGTGCTAGTACTGCTGCTGCCATAACTGGTACAGTAGTTTCAGCCCAAACTTGTTTTGCAGGTTGTTTAGTTGGAAATTCTACTGGTAATGTTACAGGTAATCTAACTGGCAATGTGACAGGAAATGTCACAGGAGATGTAACTGGGGATGTAACAGGTGATACTACTGGTAATCTCACAGGAAACGTAACAGGTAATGTTACAGGAAACGTTACAGGAAACATTACTGGTAACGTAACATCAACAGGAACGTCTACTTTTTGTACTCTTCAACTAAATGGAGATATGACAGCTAACAGTAACAAGATTACTAATTTAGCTACACCAGTTGCTGATTCTGATGCAGCCACAAAATTGTATGTGGATAATGCTGTTGAGGGGCTAGACGTAAAAGGCTCTGTTAAAGGGGCTACTACTGCAAACATTACACTGTCTGGTACACAAACTATTGATGGTGTATCTATCACAGCAGGAGATAGGGTTCTTGTAAAAGATCAGTCTAGTGCTGAAGAGAATGGTGTTTACGTAGCTTCTGCTAGTTCATGGGCAAGGTCAGACGATGCAGATACTTGGGATAAACATGTCGGAGCTTTCTTTTTTGTAGAACAGGGTACAGCAAATGCTGATAATGGTTTTGTTGGTACTGTGGATGCAGGTGGCACTCTCAATACTACAGCTATCACTTTCGTACAGTTTTCAGGTGCAGGGCAGATTACAGCAGGTACTGGTCTTACTAAGTCTGGTAATACTATTAACGTTGTTACTGCAAGTTCTGACAGGATTGTAACCAATGCTGACAATATTGATTTAGCTACTACAGGTGTAAGTGCAGGAACATTTAAGTCTGTTACTGTAGATACCTATGGACGTATTACTGCAGGTACAAATCCTACTACTTTATCTGGGTATGGTATCACAGATGCGTATACTAAGACGTGCTCTGACACACTGCTTAGTTGTAAACTGAACAAAGCAGGTGGTACGATGACAGGGGATATTACCCTTGGCTCTAACAAGATTACTTCTACTGCTACACCTGCTACTGATGATACACTGACTCGTAAGGGTTACGTAGATACTATGCTTCCTCTTGCAGGAGGTACAGTGACTGGTACTATAGACTTAGGATCTAACAAGATCACTACAACCTATACACCAACTAACAATGCTGATTTGACTACGAAGACATATGTTGATGGTATACTTGGTTCAGCTACTGCTGCAGCATCGTCAGCTACTGCTGCTGCTTCAAGCCAAACTGCTGCTGCTTCCAGTGCAACTGCTAGTGCCTCTTCAGCCACTGCTGCAGCATCAAGTGCTACATCTGCAGCAAGTTCATTTGATCAATTTGATGACAGATATTTGGGAAGCAAAAGCTCAGACCCCTCTGTTGACAACGATGGTGACTCTCTTTTAACAGGAGCACTCTACTACAACACCTCTGGAAGTCAGCTAAAAGTTTATACAGGATCTGCTTGGAGCAGTGCTGCCTTTACTCTTGGTGATGCTCTTACTTGTGTTCAAGAAGATACCTCTCCAACACTAGGAGGAAACCTAGCAGGTAATTCTAAGTGTATTACTGGTGTAGCTAATCTTTGTGCTACTAATCTTTGTGGTGCAGTCACAGGTAATGTAACTGGTAATGTCACAGGGAATGCTGCAGGATCTCACACAGGAAACTTTAATGGTACGATAGGAGCAACAACACCTGGGGCTGTAACAGGAACAACTATTACTGCTAACACTTGTTTTGTGGGAGCAGTCGCAGGGGCTGTCACTGGTAATGTCACAGGGAATCTTACAGGTAATGTCACAGGGAATGTCACAGGGAATGTTACTGGAGATGTTACTGGAGATGTTACTGGAGATGTGACTGGTGACGTAACTGGAAACTTGACTGGTAATGTAACTTCATCTGGTACATCTGGTTTTGCTACAGTTACAACTTCAGGTAATCTTACAGTGGGTGGTGACTTAACTGTTAATGGTACGACTACTACTGTAGCTACAACAAACACAGTTGTATCAGATTCCTTAATAGAATTAGGAAATGGAACATCTGGTTCTCCATCTAATGACTCAGGTATTGTTATTGAACGTGGTAGTAGTGCCAACGCATTCATGGGTTTTGACGAGTCAGCAGACAAGTTTATTGTAGGTACAGGTACATTTACTGGTGCAACTACAGGAAACCTTTCGATTACGACAGGTACACTCGTAGCTAACGTAGAGGGTAATGTAACAGGTAACGTTACTGGTAACGTGTCAGGATCATCTGGTTCTACAACAGGTAACGCAGCTACTGCTACTCAAGCTACAAATGCTGATACTGTTGACAGCCTACATGCAAGCAGCTTCTTACGCAGTGATGCTGCTGACAGTGCATCAGGAACTATAACTGTAGCTACTGGCACTAGCCCTGCAATTATTGCTAAATCTGATGATTGGGGTGAACAGCTAGAAGTCATACGTAACCATGCTTCATTTTGGCCTAGTGTGAAGTTTAGCAATACGTCTGGAGAAAAAGGCAAAGTATTTGTTGATACAAGCAACAATAACTTAATGTATGCTAAGGGTAGTACATCTAACTACGAAACTGTTTGGACAAGTTTAACAGATGGTTCTGGCTCTGGCCTAGATGCTGACTTATTAGATGGTGTGCAAGGCTCTAGTTATCTGCGTAGTGATGCCAACGATACGTTCACTGGCACACTAACTGTAAGTGGCTCTGCTGTTATTGATGACATCACAATAAACGGCTCAACTATATCTGATGCAGGTACTTTTACAATAGATGCTGGTGGTAATATTAATTTAGATGCAGATGGAGGAACTGTTCGTATTCAAGATGCAGGTACAACTATCGGTGGTTTTAATAATAGTAGTTCAAACTTAAATATTTTTGCCTCTGTAAATGATAAAGATATAACATTTACTGGTGAAGATAATGGGTCAACCATCACTGCCCTCACACTTGATATGTCAGATGAAGGAAGTGCGATATTTAACAATCACGTTTATATATCTGATGGTAGCAAATTACAGTTTGGTGCAGCATCTGATCTCCAAATTTATCATGACGGATCACACTCATATATTTCGGACCAAGGGACAGGCAATCTAAGAATACTTGCAGGAGAATTTAACGTTAAATCTGCCAGTGGTAACACTGATTTAATTTATGGAGTTAATGGTGGTGCAGTAACTTTATATCATAATGGTGCTGCCAAGATTGCAACAAGTAGTACTGGAATTTCAGTGACAGGTGATGTAGACTCTTCATCAGACATTAACCTCAAAGACAATGTAAAAACTATCGAGAATGCTTATGACAAGGTAAGCAACCTCAGAGGTGTAAACTTCAACTGGAAAGACTCAGGTAAATACTCAATGGGTGTGATTGCCCAAGAAGTTGAAGAGATAATTCCTGAAGTTGTTTCAACAAATGAAGAGGGAAGTAAATCAGTCAACTATCAGGCAATGGTAGGTGTTTTGATTGAAGCAGTAAAAACCTTACAAGCAAAAGTAGAGGATCTAGAGAATGGCTCTAAAGGTTAGTGGTACAACTGTAATAGATGACAGTAAGAATATTCCTTCAGGAACACCTTCAGTGCAGGGTACAATAGTTACAGCTACAGTTCTTACTGCACCTTCTGGAGATACTTCTTCTCGAACAGCTTCCCCTAATACAGGTCACATCTATTTTGACACTGATGAAGGAACTCTAGTTGCGTACAATGGAACAGAATGGGTTTGATATTCACGATAGTCTTTAGACTGAGAATAGGAATAAACTATGGCATATAAAATTAACGGAACTACAGTTGTTGATAACAGCAGAAATGTTTGTGCTTGTTGTGTAACATCTTGCTGCATTACAGCTAGTGATAGAATGGACGTACCATCAGGTGATACAGCCAGTAGACCAGGATCTCCTGCTACTGGCTCTTTGTATTTTGACACTGACGAAGGAGCACTAGTTGCTTATAATGGTACAGAGTGGGCATCCATAGGAGCAGCAGAAGGTGTAGCAAAGTATGGGCTACAACATGGTATTGACGAGAACAGACTACAAAGCCATTGGGTTTCTTACGGAAATAATTATTCTCATGTTGGAAGTAAGATGGGAGCACAAAGTAATTGGTATACTATGTCTTGTTCAGGCAGAGATTTAGAAGGTTGCCATTACTACTGTACTCCTGAAGGAACTCATGAAAGAACAGGAAGATGTTTATTTTTAAAATGTTGGCAATGCTGCTGTTATTCACCAGATGGTGCCTTTGGTGGTGCAAGTGGCACTTGTTTTTGTACAGCAATGAGTTTTAAAGCACACGGTTGGATACCCTCTATTAACGCAGGAGAGTATGATTCCTCTGAATTAGCTACACCAATGTTTCATATGAGTGACGGTAATAGACAATGTACTAGTAGACCCAACACGATAGGATTTTTAAGAAAAGGATCAAATGGATGCTATTTCCTACAGGGTAAATGTCTTTGTGTTTCTACATGCTGCTGTTTCTGTTGGATGCTTTATAGCTGTTCAGCCTGGAGATGCTCCGAATTTTCGTCAGGTGATGCAATGGGAAAATATGGTAGTTATCATAAATTAGGAAGTAATTTTTCTTGTTGTAAATACCTCTTTAACTTTAGTACTCCTGCAGCAAGCAATGGAGTTGTAGACAATAGTTGTAACAGTGTAGTTACCATAATGAATTGTTGGTGTCCTACCAACTTACACAACGATGTGTGTACTGCTCCTTCTGGTAATCAGTGTATGTCTCAACATGAAAGTTGTTGGACTTGTACAAGACCCTTTTTTGTAGGGGTTCAAAGAGCAGCCTACAACTGTAAGTGTAAAAGGCTTTGGTTTGCAAACAACAAAAGAATAGTAGTGATTTGTGCTGCAGCAGACGGTCAGTTTAGTTATTGCTCTTGCTTTACAGATTTCTGTTTACCAGAGTTTCCTAATACTGGTTGTTATTTTAAGTGTAGCTCTTTTACACAGGCAGCAGCCAAGTGTGATGGCACTGGTTTATTTGCTGCAAGCCAGAATGGTATTGATCAATACTTAATGCAAATGACTTCAAATACAGTGTCAGCTTGGCACTTTAAAGGGGGAACAAACTCTAACACGAATGATTGTTTGGCTGTTCACTTTACTCATATGGATTGTGATGGTTGCATCCACGTATTTTTAAATTCGACTTGTTGTGCATCTGGTCGATTTCAATTTTACCAGTTAATCTTAAATGGGTGTGGAGGTCTTGAAAATAATTCAAGCCCTGCTGCTTGTGTTTTAACCCACAGGTTAAGACTCACTAATGCTATTGCAGGTGCAAAAGATTCACGTCTTTGTTGTTGGGAAACTTTTGAAAGTCCCAGTGTTAAAAAAGGTTGGGTAGGTGGAAGTATGAAAGTACATGGTGGGTTAAACTTACTCACAGGTTTAATAGGGGGATATAACTGTTCAAACAACAACTGCCAAATATTAAATGAGGTTTATCCTGCAGGATATCCCATTGGACCATCTTCTTGGAATAGACCATTAAACTATCCTATAGGGTTTGCTATACCTGCTAGTTTAAAAACTGCAGGAACTATTTCAGATGGGTCAAACGGAATTTGTTGGATTACGGTAGATTGTGGTAACAGCTACAGATGTTGTAATAATAATGTCAATAATTGTATTACAGCTTGTATACAGTCTACATGTAGTTGGTGTCAAAAGTGTGCAGGAAAATTCTGTAATAACTGTGGCTATTCTCTCTACTTAGGTTACAGACTAGGTGATAAATGCTGTGATCTTGGAAATGGAGAAAACGGATTAAAAGGCACTGGATGTGGCTGTGGAGGTTATAAAAACTGCTGTGCAGGTCCAGACGGATATAAAGTACAAGGAGCAGGAATATCAAGGGATACCCTTTCCTTTTAGAAAGATTTAGTCTATAATAAACACCAGACTTTTTGTCTGTAAAGATAACAATAAAAAAAGAAAAAAGACTATGAAAACTATTTTTATGATTGATGGTGGAGCAGGAAGGGCTATTGCAGCTATACCTGCTCTTATCAAGTACTCCAAGAAAAACCAAGACTTTGGTATTATGGTTCATGGGTGGGATACTCTCTACTGGGGGATACCAGAACTTCACGATAAAGTGTTTAACCCAGATCAAAAAGGGGCATTTAACCAATTCTTTTTAGATGCTACTGAAGTTATTTCTCCTGAACCATACAGAGTACCTGGTTACTACAAACAGGAAAAGTCTCTTGCTGAAGCTTTTGATTACTTAATTAACAAGACTGATGATCATTCAGATTTAGGCTTACCAGTTTTAAAAACAAATAAATCTGAAGAGTTACAGGCTGCTACTTTTATGCAGCAGACTAAACAACAACAACAAAAACAAAAGACTATTGTTATTCAACCCTTTGGCAGAGCAATGGAAAAGCCACAGGAGAATGTTTTACTAGATCAGTCTTCTCGTTCTATTAACCCAGACACGTATCTTAAACTTGTTAAGAAGTTAGCTACAAAGTACAATCTGATCTTGTTTGCTGAGAAAAACTTTTGGATGCAAGAAGATACTTACACTATGAAACCAGAGGCTGACTTACGTATGTGGGCAGCTTTTATAGATGCAGCAGATTATTTTATTGGTTGTGACTCTGTAGGTCAACACATGGCTAGAGCACTAAACAAACCTGGTACTATAATTATTGGCTCTACTTTTGCCATAAATACTAGCTACCCTAACTATTTCAATATTATAGAAAAGGATGTTCAAAGAAAATATTCACCTATTCGTATCTCTGGTCTTGAAGGCCATTTAGCAGACCGTATTAACGAAGCTACTGTAGAGTTTACAGACGAAGAAATAAATAGTATGTATGCTAACATAGTAAAAGATATTGAAAAGAAGGTGAAGTAAATGAATATCCTAGCAATTAACCCAGGTCACAATGGTTCTGCTGCTTTATTAGTAGATGGTAAACTAAAGTTTTATATCGAAGAAGAAAGACTTTCTCGTATTAAATATGATGGCAACCCATTTAAAGGAATTATTGAGGCTTTAAAGTACGGAGTTGATATCCTTGTTCTTGGAGGAACTCAGCAAGAGTTTCCTAAACTTCCTTGGACAGGAGAAGATCCTTACACTGGTCTAGTTAGAAAGTTTAATCCTAACGTTAAAATTTATAATTTAGGACAAGCACATCACTTAGGTCACGCAGCCTCAGCTTTTTACAACTCAGGCTTTGACGAAGCTGCTGCAGTTGTTGTTGATGGATCAGGGACTAGACAGGTCATTACTGTTGACGAAAAGTTTTCTAACCCTGGTTTTGAAACTGAGTCAATATTTGAGTGTAGTTATGACAAAGATATAAAACCTATATTTCAAACGTATGGTGGAAACCCAGACACTCAAAGAGTAATCAATGATAATGTAGAGATGGACTCAGCAATAACTATTGTAAAAGCTTATGAGGCTGTCTCTGAGTACCTTGGGTTTGGTTATATTGAAGCAGGTAAGACTATGGGTCTTGCCCCTTATGGTAAAAAGTCTGATGAGTTACCTAACTTATTTATAAATGGAAGGGGTGACAAAAATGTTTTTGTACCTAACTATCCTGCAGGTGCTCATGTTGATCATCCTCGTTGGGAGTATCTAACTTTAAAAGAAGATCCAAAACTTTGGCATAAAGATCCTAGTAAAATAACTGAGGCAGCAAAAGATTTAGCTTGGGCTGTACAGGAAGAAACACAGGAGCTTGTTGGGGATCTAATTGAAAAAGCAATTAGCATGACAGGAAAGAAGAATGTTGTTATAGCAGGTGGGTATGGTCTTAACTGTGTAGCAAACTACTACTACAAAAAACGTTTTCCTGATCTTAACATTTACGTTGATCCTATTTCACATGATGGTGGTACAGCTATTGGACTAGCTTACTTAGTTCATTACTCAGAAACTAAAGATACAGAAAAGCATCCTTTAAAAACTTTGTATCTTGGCCCTGAGAACAAAGAGACTTACGACTTTAAAGGAGTTAAAACAAAGAAAGTAAAACCTGCTGATGTAGCAAAGCTTATCTCTGAAAAAAATATTGTTGCTATGTTCCAAGGACGTTCTGAGGCAGGACCAAGAGCACTAGGTAATCGTTCTATCTTGTATGATCCCACAGACCCACAGGGTAAGGATGTAGTCAACCAAGTAAAAGGACGTGAGTGGTTTAGACCCTTTGCAGGTTCAATGATGCAAGAACACTTTGAAGAGTGGTTTGATACTTACGGTATGAAAGAGTCACCATACATGATGTATGCAATGGACTTCAAACTAGAGAAGCATGGTGAAGTTCCTTCTATCACACACGTAGATGGTACTTGTCGTATCCAGACTGTTACCAAAGAACAGAATAAAACATTCCATACTTTGATTGACGAATTTAGAAAAATTACTGGTGTTCCTATTTTGTTTAACACTAGCTTCAACCTCGCAGGAGAACCACTAGTAGAGACACTAGAAGATGCAATGAAAACTGTTAAGAACTCAGATATTAATTATCTGTACTTACCAGATCAAGGTATTCTTGTAGACTATCCATATAATGACTCAGTAGTAGAAGAAGTACAGGAGGAAGCTGCTTAAGGTAGCCTCTCTGCAAACTGAAGGAGACTATCAAAAACCTTAGTCTTTTTTCTTAGCTTCTCTTTTGAGAACTTGTTTAAGTCTTCTTCAGTTTTTAATCCATATCCAGTTCTAACTAATATAGGGGTAGCTCCAATACGTTCAGCAGCTTTAAGATCAGACATCTTATCTCCTACATAAAAACCTTTATCTTTAAATCTAATCTTTCCATTAAATATTTCTTTTTCTGTTCTGTGAAACATACCAATGTTAGGCTTGGCATAGTAGTCTGTTTTAAGAGAAGACTCAGAGTAAAATAAACCATCAATAGAATAGATACCTGCGTTACCAAAGATCTCAAACATACGTTGATGAACAGCCTCTACCTGCTCATGTGTTTGCAATCCTTTTGTAATACCACCCTGGTTAGTAAGTATAACTACTTTGTATCCTTTAAGACGTAACTTAAGAATAGCTGCTAGAGATTCAGGGTACACCTCAAAGTCATCAGGGTCTGTGATGTAATGATCTCTGTTAACATTTATTACACCATCTCTATCTAAGCCTACAATAGACTTAGGGAAAACTTTAGGCCAGTCAGGGGGTAAGTCTTGTTGAGATTGTTGACTTGGTTCTTGATCAATAATATGTTTAAATCTAGACATATTGGACTACTGCCTCATGAAAAAAGTTTTTGTTAATGGTGCATTTGATGTGCTGCACTCTGGACACTTAGATCTCCTTGATTTTGCTAGTATACTAGGGGGCAGATTGCTTGTAGCTATTGACACAGATAGACGTATTGAGTATAACAAGGGGAAAGGAAGACCCTTTAACAATCTGTCAACACGTAAATATATAATGTCTATGTTAAAGCCTGTCAATAGTGTAGCAGTTTTTGATACAGACGAAGAGTTACTCAGTATTATACGAAACTATAAACCAGACGTTATGGTAAAAGGATCAGACTGGAAGGGTAAAAGAGTAATTGGGGAGGAGTACTGTAAAGAAGTAGTATTCTATGAGAGAACCAATGGACAGTCTACAACAAACACCATCGAAGATTTTATTAGTAGGAGACAGTTGTTATGATGAATATCATATAGGGACTGTCACACGAATAAGCCCTGAAGCTCCTGTCCCTATCTTTGACCTTGAGTCAACTTTAATTAAAAGGGGTATGGCTTATAATGTTTACAATAACTTGGTTAACCTAGGTGCTAAAGTAGATATCATCACAGAGTTTAGAGAACGTAAACACAGGTACATAGATAATAAGACTGGTCAGCAATTAATCAGAATAGATGAGAAGAGAAAGGCTGAACAGGTAGACACATCAGAGGAAAACTTAAACAATTATGATGCTGCTGTTGTCTCAGACTACAATAAAGGTTTTATTGAAGAAGGTGACATAAAAGAACTAAGACAAAAGTTTGATGGTCCTATCTTTGTAGACACAAAGAAAAAAGATTTATCTCAGTTTGATGGTTGTTTTGTAAAAATAAATCAGTACGAGTACGAACAGGCTGAGTATCTAACAGATGAGTTAATAATAACTTACGGATCAAAGAAAGTAGAGTATAAGAATAGGAGCTATATACCACCTAAAGTAGAAACTCATGACGTGTGTGGAGCAGGAGATACTTTTTTAGCTAGTCTAATATTTAAATACTTAGAAGAGTATGATATGGATCAAGCTATAAAGTTTGCAATGCAAGCTGCATCAGTAACAGTGCAACACATTGGAGTGTATGCACCCACACTAAAGGAAATACGTAATGAGGCTTGAAGGTTATGTAGAAAAAGGTTGGGGGTCAGAGTTTATATGGGCAACTAACGAAAAGTATTGTGGTAAGTTTTTAAAGTTTAACAAAGGTGCTAAGTTTTCTATGCACTTCCACAAAGAAAAAGATGAATCTTGGTTTGTTCTTTCAGGTAAGTTTAGATTAGTTTGGATTGACACAGAGAATGCTGAAAGAAATAAAGAAGAGTTAGTTGAAGGAGATACTTGGCATAACCCACCTCTAGTTCCCCATCAAGTAACTTGTTTAGAAGAAGGAACTTTAATTGAGGTTTCAACTCCTGACTCTGTAGAAGACAACTATCGTGTTGGCAAAGGTGACAGCCAAGAATGAAGATCTTAGTCACTGGTAGTAATGGGTTCATTGGTCAGAATATGGTCAATGCCCTAAAAGAAAAGCACAAAGTTTCTACTTACGAATGGGGTCAGCAGTACCCACTGTTAGATGGGCTAGACTGGGTAGTACACTTAGGGGCTATAAGCTCAACAACAGAAAAAGATGTACGATTAATAGTAAGACAGAATTTAGAGTCTTCTATTTATTTATACGAAGACTGTATTGAAAAGGGAGTTAACTTTCAGTTTGCTAGTAGTGCCTCAGTGTATGGCATAGACCCTCCTAGCTTTAAAGAAGATGCTGATCTTAATCCACAGACTCACTATGCTAGAAGCAAAGCATTATTTGAGCACTATATCAAAATCAGACAAGCTCCAATAGTAACCCAAGTATTTAGATACTTTAACGTACATGGTCCTAACGAAGACCACAAAGGAGATCAGGCAAGTCCTCATACTAAGTTTTTAAAACAAGCAAAAGAAACTGGAAGGGTCAAGCTATTCAAAAACTCAGAATATTTCTACAGAGATTTTATTCACGTAGACAAGATTACAGAGTATCATCAAAGATTTTTCTCTATACAAAAGTCAGATGTTTGGAACGTAGGCACAGGGTTTGAGAAGAGCTTTTATGAGGTTGCCTTAAGTATATGTAAGGAAACAGGGGCATCTATCGAGTGGATAGACATGCCAGAAAAATTAAAAAAGGGTTATCAGAATTTCACTAAAGCAGATACAACAAAGCTTTGGAGAACTTTATCATGATATTAAGGTAAAATAGTATGGCATTATTTAAAACAGTAGAATCAACATTACCTGCAGGATCAACAATAGCTGAAGGAGATAATCCTGAGCTTGATAAGCTTATTGCTGCAGGAGATGCAAGTGTTGCAGGTGTAACTGTAAATGCAGATGGAAACTATGTGTATGATGGTGTTGAACTTAAAGTTACAGGAGCACCATCTGTAGTTATTGACGAAAGTAAATTGGCAGACTACGCAGATGAAATTGCTGCTGCTGCTGACTTGAAGTTTCTTGCTCAAAACACTGGTGTTAACACTAGTGACATGAATGCAGCCTACGAATCTTTAGGTATTGACCCTAATAGTAAAACTGCTCACTCAGACCTAGATAAAGTTCTTGAAGCTTCAGGGTATAACCCTGGAAAACAAGCTAAATTTTATGGCAGTAACACACCTAACGATGTAGGTGCTCAAATATTATCTGACAAATGGCAGACTGCTCCTACTGAGCAAGACTTAATTGATGCAGATTTAGACCCCAATGAAGTAAGTATTGTTAATAGTAGTTCAGCAAACGCCTTTTACTTAGAACAAAAAATGAAAGAAATGGGGTATAGTGCTGCTAACACAAAAGGTAGATTTGGGTCAACAGCAGGATTCCTTGGAGGTAACTTAAGTAGTTTTGGTACTAAAGAAGTAGATGGGGTCACTAGTTATAGAGGTGCTTCAACTGCTCAAGAAGCTCGTGATGAAATGGACAGGCAAGCAGGTACAGACAACTCTAAGTTTCTTGACATGCTAGAGTGGGATCTTACTAAGAAAAAGACTACTGGAACTACTGGAACTACTGGAACTGGTGGACTCTCAGGAAATGTGTCTGGTGTAGGTGGTAACGTAGGTGGAGGTCAAACAACTGGGGGAAACACAGGGAGTTATGGTGGCCCTAATTATGTTAGTACACCTAGTATTGGTAATGTTACGCCTGTGTATGGAGGTGGAAAGACTGGCACTAGTGAAGTAAATCTTCCTACTTATGAAGCAGGAATTGGCTTACAAAAAACACAGTTTGCTAATAGAGCTACTGAAGCTGCTTCACTCATTCAACCTCAAACAGAAGCAGAAAAAGTAGCTGCAGGTTCTTCTTCAGGTTTTAAAAATGTATTGTACCGTAACAGGTTTGGTATGACTATGTACATTCAACACATAAATGATAAGCCTGTACAGCCGATTCCACCTGGGTATTATAAGGTAGAGACTTTTAATAAAGGTGGTGTAATTCAAGGATTTAATCCAGGTGGCACAGTAAACCCTGCCCTAAACTATCAACCTGGTGGTGAGGTTGTACAAGCTTCTGACGGTACTTACAAGATTAAGTATCCTGATGGAACTTACTCCCAAGTATATGACACTGCTCTGAATGCTAAAGCTGCTAATGATGCAGGTCTTTCTGGGATAGGTCTACCTAGTTATAGTGACTATCTACAGCAGCAAGGCATAGATATGAATCTCCCAGGGTACGATGAGGCTGCATACCAAGGCGCATACCAGTCTTACATTACTGATCCTGCTACTCTAGAACAGATGAAAGCAGATCAAGCTGCAAAAGAAGCAGAGGAAAACAAACCTGAACCTATTGATGCCAGTGTAGGTTCTGATATACCTACAGGAGAAACAACAGTTACACCTGAAGATTTAGCACAGTACCAAGCTAATCTAAATGCTCAAGCCTTTGCACAACCAGGTGGTGCAGTAGCCGCCTCTCCTGTTTCTTATATTGATCCTAACACTTATGGCACTGTCGTTGAGTCTACTGCAGGTCAGGCTCTTGCTACAGCACCTACTATTCAAGAAGAGCAGGTAGCTCAGATTGATACTGCTACTTCTGCTGATGTTCCACAAAAGATAGGTGCTTCACAAATATCAGCTAATCAAGCCTATGGAGATGTAAAGTCTGCTACTGATGATATGGCTGCAGTAACATCTACTGGACCTACAAAAAGTATAACAGGACAGGAACAAAAGACAAGCTCTGTCTCAGGTCTTGAGGCTGCGAGTGGAGACTCTATTGATGTTGATGCACCAGACCCAAGAAAATTAGAAGATGGGGAAACAGTTGCTAAAGGTAATCAAGGTCTTAGCTCTGTAGACCAATCTAAAGTGGATGCAGCATTTGGTACTGGTGAGGTGGGGGCTGCATCTGTACAGGATGAACTAGCAGGTCTTATGTCTCAGTTTGAGGGTGGTGAAACACCTGCGTGGGCTGCAGGGTCTATGAGAAAAGCTTCACAGATGCTTGCTGAAAGAGGGTTAGGTGCTTCTAGTATGGCAGGTCAGGCTGTGATCCAGGCTGCTATGGAAGCTGCTCTTCCTATTGCTCAGATTGACACAGCAAACAAACAGCAGATGGCTCTGTTCAAAGCAGAACAAAGAGCTAAGTTTTTACAGATGGACTTTGATCAAGACTTCCAGGCTAAAGTTATAAATGCTGCGAAAGTTTCTGATATAGCAAATATGAACTTTACTGCTGAACAGCAGATAGCTTTGGAAAACTCTAGGGCTGCAAACACAATGGAGTTGCAAAATCTTAGTAATGAACAAGCACTAGTCATGGCAGAAGCTGCTGCGTTATCTCAACTTGACACACAGAATTTGAATAATAGACAACAGGCCGAAGTACAAAATGCTCAGAACTTTTTACAAGTTGACATGGCTAACTTGTCTAATGAACAGCAGACAGCCTTGTTTAAACAACAGTCTTTAGTTAGTTCTATACTCTCTGATCAGGCTGCAGCTAATGCTGCTCTTCAATTTAATGCTACATCAGAGAATCAGACTAATCAGTTCTTTGCTAATCTGTCTTCTTCAGTCAATCAGTTTAACGCAGCACAAATGAATGCTATGAAACAGTTTAATGCTGATGAGGTTAACTCTCTTCTTGAGTTTAATTCTGCACTTCAGAATCAAAGAGAAATGTTTAATGCTCAGAACTATCTTGTTGTAGCACAAGCTAATGCTCAGTGGAGACAGAACTTGGCTACCATTAATACTTCTGCAGCTAATGCTTCAAATATGGAGTATGCTAAGAATGTAAATAACATTACTCAAGCAGGTCTTGATGAGATATGGCAAAGGGAAA